AGTTGCGCCTGTAGAATCTAGCTCTGTTGTTCTAAACTCCACCAACGGAATTGAAATGCCGATGGAAATGATTTCTGTGAAGGAATCTAAAGCAGGTTCATTTGTACAGGTTGTACCAGAATATCATCGTTTAAAGAATCGTTATCAATTGATGTGGGATCAAACTGATTGTGTTGCATACTTAAAAACATCAGCAGTTCTTGCCGCATATATTGATCAGAGTTTAAGTACAAACACTTTTTATAACCCAGCACATTTTACCGAAGGTAAAGTACCTGGAACTTTAATTGCCAAAAACTTAATGTTGGCTTACAAATGGGGTCTAAAGACTGTATACTATAGCTTAATCAATAAAGTAGGAGCAAAAGTAAGCGTTACTGCAACTCAATCTATGCCTATTTTAAACGGAGAACCTATAACTATATACGCAGACGAAGAAGACTGCGAAGCATGTAAGCTATGAGCAAACAACAATACGACATATCAAAACAAACTAACTACCTTAAACGTAAAATGTTCTTAGACCCTGAGGGTCCGGTAACAGTACAGCGTTTCGAGGAAGTCAAGTATCCTAAGATCGCTAAGTTCGAAGAGCTTGCACGTGGCTTCTTTTGGGTTCCGGAAGAAATTAGTCTTACCAAAGATAAAATTGACCATAAGGATTCGTCAGATGCTGTTAAACACATCTTTACTTCTAATCTGTTGCGCCAGACTGCTTTGGATTCCATTCAGGGTCGTGCGCCTAACCAAGTATTCAGTCCAGTCATCTCGATCCCAGAACTTGAAGCATTAGTCAGTAACTGGAGTTTCTTTGAAACTAATATTCATTCAAAGAGCTACAGCCATATCATAAGGAATGTGTATGGAGTACCTAAAGAAGAATTCAACAAGATTCATGACACTAAAGAGATCGTTGATATGGCCGCTAATATTGGTCGTTACTATGAGGACCTGCATATTCTTAATTGCCGTAAAGAGGTTGGAGAAGAAATTGAACTCCATACTCATAAACGAGCAATTTGGCTCGCCCTACATGCTTCATACGCATTGGAGGCTCTACGCTTCATGGTGAGCTTTGCTACAAGTCTAGCAATGGTAGAGAATAAAATTTATATTGGTAATGGCAACATTATCAGTTTGATTCTACAAGACGAAATTCTACACGCAGACTGGACTGCTTGGTTGATCAACAATGTAACCAAAGACGACCCAGACTTCTTGTCTATCGAAGAAGAATGCAAAGAAGAAGTGTACGCAATGTATGTAGATGTCATCCGTGAAGAAAAGGAATGGGCAGAGTACTTGTTTAAGAAAGGACCTGTAATTGGTCTTAATGCTACAATCTTACGTGACTTTGTTGACTACACAGCATTTACAAGATTAAAAGAAATTGGTATTAAGTATGCTGAAGAGCATCCACGTAGCAGTCCTATTCCATGGTTCAACAAGCACGTTAATATTAATAAAAAACAATCAGCACTACAAGAAACTGAATCTACTAATTATGTAATCGGGGTTATGAGCGACAATGTAACTTATGAGGAATTACCAGATCTATGAAAGCAACAGTATGGAGCAAAGATCAATGTCCATTTTGTGTGCAGGCAAAAGCGTTACTTGATAGCAAAGGCATTGAGTATGAAGAACGCAATATCATGCACGGTTGGACAAAAGAGCAACTGCTAGAAGCAGTACCTACTGCGAGGACATTACCGCAGATATTTTTAGATGGTGAACTAATTGGCGGATTCACAGAACTCAGAAAACACCTTAATACTTAATGACCCGTACGATGTTAGTAGCGATACTATAACTATTGGCTCTGGGTCATTGGGCTCATATTCAACTGCTTCAATGAATTACGGCAACGTTACAATAAGTTCCGGAGGAACATCGTCTGGCCAGTATATGTATAGTACCGGAAGCAGTTCTGCTTGGGGTGCTATTGGTAGCATCACTACCGCTGGTACTAATACTCCTAGTCTAAAAGTAACAGGCGAAGCGGAATTTGAAAGCGATATTAAAATCAAGGGCATTAGTATTGTTAAGACCTTAGACGAAATTAACAAACGTCTTGCTATACTTGTACCAGATCCAGATAAACTAGAACATTTTGAAGCACTTAAAAAAGCCTACGACCATTACAAGTTAATGGAAGCACTTTGTCAATTACCCAAGAAAGAATCAGAATAAATGAATGTTAAACTTTTGTCATACAGCCAACCCACCAGCGAATTTAGATCTGTTGGAATCGAAGATGCGCAGGAACTTATCGCGTATTGCGCCCGTGTGTCCAATCCAAGCAATCAGCTCAATACAGAAACATCCGAAAAACTTATACGATACCTTGTCAAGCACCAGCACTGGAGTCCTCTTGAAATGGTCTCAGCCTGTATCGAAATTACTACAACTAGAGATATCGCTCGACAAATCCTTAGACACAGAAGTTTCAGTTTCCAAGAATTTTCTCAACGCTATGCTGATCCAACGAAAGATCTCAATTTCGTTACAAGAGAAGCTAGACTTCAAGATGCAAAAAATAGACAGAACAGCGTCGAAGTGGATGACCAACTATTACAAAATGAATGGTACCGTGCTCAGCAACGAGTCATCTATGCCGCAAAGCGAGAATACGAATGGGCTATCGCTAACGGCATAGCAAAAGAACAAGCTCGAGCTGTGCTACCAGAAGGCTTGATCGAAAGTCGTTTATATATGAATGGTACACTACGCAGTTGGATTCACTTTATTGAATTACGTAGTGCTAACGGTACACAGAAAGAGCACCAAGAAGTTGCTATCGCCTGTGCAAAAGTTATTGCAGAAATATTTCCAATGGCGGGCGAATATGTCCAATCTAGCGAAAGGGCGTGATAGCTACGACTCAACAAGTACAGGAGTAATGATTCCATTTTTTAATAGGAACGTTACTCCGTATGCTACAGAAGCAGGAAGTGTAAAGTTTGATCTAGTACCTGTTACCAAACAGAAAGACTTGATGATCAATCATGCTAGGATGTATGCCCAGCAAGAATATGATCGTATTATGGAATTGGTTGCTGTGCTAGAAAAACAAGCACAACAGATTAAACGCAGATTGGAAGTTACAGATGCAGTACATGGTGCTGTTTATCAATTTCAGCCTGTGATGGGAAATGCCTACTGGTTAGTATGGGACAAGCGAAAGCAACATACTTTACTAACACAGCATGGACCGGATGATTGGTCAAGTAGTGCTCCAGAGGACTACGAATATATAACAAATGTCAAGTACATGGGCGACCATACTTGGTTAGAATTAAACGAAAAGGAATGATATGTTATTAAATTTAAAAAAGGACTTTGCTAACGGAGATATCGTAAGCATTAAACTTGTTAACGGTGATGAACTTATTGCACGTTTTGAATCAGAAGACGAAAGTAATATTACAATTAGTCGTCCGTTGGCTATTACTATGAGCGCACAAGGCATGGGACTAATCCCTTGGGTATTCTTAGGAAAAGACGATTCTGTTACGATCCGCAAAAAGAATACATTTTTTGTCGTGCATAGCAAAGGAGAAGCCGCTAAACAGTATACTGAAGGCACAACTGGTATAGCGATGCCTGGTTAAATAATCATATGGCACAGCATATTACAGTACCGGGTTCTATTGTATTCAGACCTTCTACAGACGTTAGTCAAGAAGGCCTGTATAATACCTTGCGACTAATTAAGCCGCAAGATCCTAGCCTTACTGTAGTAAGCATTGCTATACCCTTTATACATATTAATTGTAAAGAATTTGGTATTATTGATCCTATAACAGAATTAAAAAATGCCGCCGAGCGATTGTATGATTATTTTATAAAATATTATATACAGCCTATTTGGAATGCCTTATATAGTTTGTACGAAGCTCTTAAAAACTTAGGCTTAGGAGTTTTAGATCTAACGATTCCATTTTTTGACTTACATATTAGTGATTTGTTCAATCCTAATTTGATTGAAGTGATAAAAGAAAAGGTAACAAACTTATATTATAATGCTAGACAACAATTAATTGATATACTCGATGCATTAGGTATTCGTTTTCCTTTTACGTTTAGTCTCAAATCTGCAGAGCTAGAAATTGAAGAACTTGCTAAATCTATTTGCAACAGTCTTTGGGCATTTTTAATTAAGGCATTTAAAAAATTAATTCAGTTATGCAAAACAGGAACTGAGCTATGGGAAGCAATCTACAATAATAGTGTTCCTACATGGAGCAGTATCATTGAGCGAGTTGAAGCCGCTATTGCAGGAGCCGTCTTAGACTTCCTTACTAATGTCCCGTCGATCAATGATATCTACGAGTCACTTGTTAATTTCGCCAAGGCGGCATATAATAAAGCCTACGTAACTATTGCAGAAATAGTCTCAGTAATAAAAGATTTTACATTTGGAATCTTTGGAAAACTTTTTAATTTTAGTTTCCCAACTTGGAATCCAAATACATTTAATCCAGAGATTGATTTAATGCGTATGTTAAATCAAATGTTGTTATATCTAAAGAATTTCTTATTAAGTATTATTACAAAAGTTGTTAAAGGTATTGCAGATGTCCTAGCCTTTTTTGGTGTTACGATACTCGATGCGTTAACATTTGAAATTCCTATAACTCTATGTGCAGTAGTAAATGATACCGCTGGCACACCTACTACTCCCGACGTTCCGATTCCATAAATAACTATGTCGCCGATTGTAAAATCACATAGTGATTTGGGCGGGTGTAAGGCCCGTCGGAATGTGAGGGACATGGGGTAGTTGGCGATCCCTCGGTTGACGTAATGGTCAGCTGGTAGTATAATGTTAAGTTATTGCTGTATGAAGCAGATAGAAATGTGTTCTGGACGGGGGTGCGAATCCCCCCAGGTCCACCATAAGCATATTAGAATCCGTAAAAAGATCAGGTTTGGTATCCCGGGATCCCTTGAGACATAGTCCTAAATCTTAATACACCATAATATGTTTTTGATGGGCCTGCATAGTTTCGACAGGGCAAGGAGTATTGAAGTGGACAGCTCGGCAAAGCAGAAGCCGTTAGGATTGAGGTAACTTTAGTCGCTATGCCCATAGCATAGAAAGACGGAGCTCGGTCGTAGAAGCAAAAAAAGTAAACGCAAACGACTCACAGTTCGCATTGGCCGCCTAACAGCCGCCTAGGGTAGGATATACCTCGTAACAGAAAAAACCAAAAGGCTCTTCGGAGCCTTTTTCTTGACACACTATCCTAAAAGGATATATAATACAGTATCAGTATAAACACTGAAGAGTTAGTTTTCAACACACACAAGGAGATATTATGAAAACAGTTGGTGATAAATTAGAAAAATTTGCAGTTACTGGTGTTAAGCCAGGGCAACCAGAAGATGCGTTCTTTGACATTACAGATGAGAGCTTTTCTGGTAAATGGAAAGTAATTGTTTACTATCCAAAAGACTTTACATTCGTTTGTCCTACAGAGATTGTAGCATATGACAAATTGACAGGCGACTTTACCGACCGTGATGCAGTATTGCTCACAGGTAGCACAGATAATGAGTTCTGTAAAGTAGCATGGCAAAAGAGCCACAGTGACCTGATCAAGATCACACACAATCAGTTTGCTGACACACAGCGATACAATCCAGAAACAGGCGAGAGCTTGAGCCTGATTGAACAGCTTGGTATCTTCTATGCGCCAGCAGGTGCCGCACTTCGCGCAACATTCATTGTTGATCCAGACAATGTTATCCAACACGTTACTGTGAACAACTTGAACGTGGGTCGTAGTCCAGAAGAAACACTTCGTGTATTAGATGCACTACAAACTGGCGAGCTATGTGCATGTAACCGTACAGTTGGCGGAGAGACTCTATAATGGCATTCAATGACGCTATCAAAGAAGCGTTGCCAGACTACGCAAAGGACACTAAGTTAAACTTGGATGCCGTCCTTTTGCGTAGTACACTAGATGCAGATGTGGCTATGGGTTGTGCTGTGGCCGCCCTAGCCGCAACTGGCAACGGCAAAGTATTAAGTATCTTGTTAGCAGATGCTCCTGTACACGCAGAGTCAGCAATGACTGCCGCAAGTATCATGGCACAGAACAATGTATGGTATCCATATGTTGAAATGGCAGATGATCCACAACTAAAAGGTTTGCCAGCACAGTTACGCATGAACGCTATTGCGTCACATGGCGGAACTACCAAGTCAAACTTTGAAGCATTTAGTTTAGCCGCAAGTATTGTTGGTAAGTGTCACTTCTGTGTGAAAGCACATTATGAAACACTCAAGACAGAAGGCTACACAGTGGAACAACTTCGTGACATCGGTCGTATTGCCAGTGTTATGAATAGTGTTGCCAAGGTGTTGAACAGCTAAGTAGTAACGTGAACTTCTTTTAATGAATTTCACTATGTACTTTAGTTGATTTCTCCAGTACAATAACGATACATACTAATGCAGTATGTATTTTATAAGGAGAACTACTATGTGGACTACACCATCAGCAACAGACATGCGCTTTGGTTT